TTGGAATTGTTACTCAGACTAATCGGATTGGCACGCAGTTCGTTCTTTTATCATCTCAAGCCAAAGTCGGATAAAAATGTAGCGATTTCACAGAAAATAGAGGAAATTTATCGCAAAAATGACGAAAATTATGGTTATCGTCGAATTACCTTGGAATTAAGGAAATACTTGATTATCAACCACAAAAGGGTGCAAGCGATAATGCAACGTTTGGGGTTAAAAGGAAAAAGTAAGCAGAAAAAATATCGTTCTTACCAAGGCAAAGTGTATTTATCGCCGATTAAAGACTTGTTTAATAACGAAATTATTGCTTATGATGTGGCGAGAAGTCCGAGTTTTGAGCAGATAACCAGAATGCTGACCCAGGCGGTGAACCGATTAGCGGGGGAAAAACCGATACTGCATTCCGACCAAGGATGGCAGTATCAAATGATGGGTTATCGGGAGATATTGAAAAAACACGGTATTACGCAAAGTATGTCGAGAAAAGGCAATTGCCTTGATAATGGTGCGATGGAAAGCTTTTTCGGGCGATTGAAGACGGAATGTTACTTTGGCAAGCGGTTTGAAACCTTTGAACAGCTTGAAAAAGTGATTCACGAGTACATTCATTACTACAACAATGAGCGTATTCAAGTGAAGCTCAAAGGACTAAGCCCTGTGGAATACAGAACTCAGTCCTTGAATGAAATTAGAATATAGTCTAACTTTTTGGGGGCAGATCACATTTTCATTATGGCAAGGTGAATGAGGCGGGCGAGCAACCCATTAAAACCCATATTGACGCGGTGTTAGCGCTGAATTATTTCGGTGAAAACAGCCTCAATGCCTTGCGTGCAATCTGTATGAAATTAAGCACGGTGCATTTTCAGGAAAAATGGGCAAATCAAGGCGTGGCTCTGGTGCGAATTGGACGCATTAACCATCTCGCGTACTTAGACGAACAGCAAGAATATCAGGATCGGGCAATGGTAGAAATTGAAATTCGCTATGCCGCTGAAACCACCGATATTCTTTCCTTTATTGAGCAGGTCGAAGCACCAATAACCTCGCTCAATAAACACAAACGACCTTTATAGGAGTGAATAATGGCAAAAATTGATCGTTTGGTAAATGTTACCATTGATTTAAACACTACCGCGATTGCGGGCAAATCCTTTAGTGATTTGCTTATTTTAGGTGAGCATACCCTGAAAAGCTCTGCACGGCTTTTAGTGGTAACCGATCCCAATGAATTATTAGATCTTGGGCTACGATCTACTGATCCGCTCTACATTGCGGTAGCAACGGCATTTTCCCAATCCTCTCACGTAGCTAAAGTTTTTGTTGGCAATAAGCTCAGTAGTGAAACCATTACAGACGCATTAAGTGCGGTCGCAAAAGAAAATAATGATTGGTACAGGCTAGCGTTAGTTTCACGCGAAGAAGCCGATGTTTTATTAGCCGCCGCTTTTGCGGAAGCCAACGGCAAATTATTTGTTACCGCAAGTGCCAATGAGAAAATGCTTCAGGCTTCCGATAAAACGGATATTGCGAGCAAATTAAACGCCAAACAATATTACCGCAGTGCGGTGATGTACTCGCACAAAGCGGCGGAAGAATACCCTGAAATTGGCTTGATGAGCTATGCCTTCACCTTTTACCCTGGTGCGGAAACGTGGAATTTGAAAAAGCTCGCCGGGGTGTCTTTCTCGCCATTAAGTGAGGGCGAATATCTCGCCTGTGCGAAGAAAAACGCCACAACCTTTGAAAAATTCAACGGCAGTTTTGCTGTAACTCAAGGTGGAAAAGTGGCGGCAGGTGAATGGATTGATGTGATCCGCTTCCGTGATTGGTTGGTGCAGGAAGTGCAGATTAACGTTACCTCCGTACTGATTAACGCTTACGGCAAAGTGCCTTATACCGATAAAGGGATTGAGCTAATCGGTGCGGCCATTCGCAAAGCGTTAGATTTAGGCGTGAGCCGTGGCGGGATTGCCCCCGTTGAATTAGATGACGACAACAAGGAAATTCCGAGTTATGTCATCAGCCTACCAAGATCGGCGAACATTTCCAATAACAACAAGGCAAGCCGTATTTTGCAAGATGTGAAATTTTCCGCACGCCTTGCGGGAGCAATTCATATTGCCGAATTGAAAGGTAACTTGGCATATAGCCTTTAATTGATTAACCCTAGACCGCAAAAGTGCGGTCTTTTTTATAGGAGAATTTTATGGCACTAGCAACCTATGCCCCTGATGAAGTGAGTGTTGTTATTGGGGCGGCTATCGCTACAGGCTTTGCCGATGGCACGTTTATTGATATTGAAGAAATTTCAGAGGGCGTTACCTCTGTTGCGGGAGCAGATGGCGAAGTAGCACGCTCAACCAGTGCTGATCCGCGTAAAAAAATTACATTAACGTTACTTCAAACCAGCAGCACTAATGACGTGTTAAGTGCGTTATATGCGGCGGATAAGGTGAGTAAAAATGCCACTTTCCCCATTGCGGTGAAAGATTTGCGTGGACGTTCCTTATTCGCCGCAAGTACGGCGTGGATCACAAAATCCGCAAAACTCGATTTTAGTAAAGAAATTGGCAGCCGTGAATGGGTGATTGAAACCTCAGACGGTATTTCATTTGTTGGAGGAAATGACTAATGGCACGACAAGAAATTCAAATCGGCGAAAGCACGTTTTTCGTGCAAAAGTTTTCAGCGATGGATCAGTTACGCATTTTTGGCGATTTACAGAAAACCCTTGCTCCCTCGTTCGCAAAAATGTTCGGAATATTTGGTGTAGATACTCCCGAAAAAGCGAATGCCAGTCAGCTCGCAGAGCTTGCGAAAAAAAGTGCGGTGGAATTTGCCGAGGGTTTACAGCAACTAAGCCAACAACTTAGTGGGGCGGAACTGGTTAAACTCGTCGATATGTTGGTGAAACCTGAATTGGTAACGGTGCAACGTGATGATTTCAACAACGGCACAGATAAAAAATTGCAGAAAACCGATTTCGATCTCGTGTTTGACGATATGTCCGAAATTATTGAGTTAGTAATATTTATTTTAAGGCTGAATTTTGAGCCTTTTTTTATGAAATTTCTTGCCCGTCTTGGGTCGGGGCAAGAGGGAGCGAAGAAAGCCTAAGCGTTGGCAAATATAGCGAAAGGACGTTAAGTGAAATGCTCGCTTGGCGTCCTTTTTTATCGGGCAAAGTTACCTTGACGGAACTCAATACCGCAGGGCTGACGGATATGGGCGAACTGTTGAAAATTAACCGATTACTTGATGCGGTTGAGGCAATGGAAGCAAAACAAATGGAGAAACACCGATGAATGTTATTCGTGAGCTGGTAACCGTCTTAAAGTACAAGGTAGATAATTCTAAGCTCAAAGGCTATATCACCCAAACCCAGACCGCTGCGGGGCAAATTCGGGGCAAGTTACGCAATGCATTGCGAGGGGCAGCCCAAGAAAGTCGAGCTATTGGGGAGGGGATCAATCAAGCGAAAACCCATATGCTTTCCTTGCGGAATATGATTGGTGGTTATTTTGCAATGGTCGCAGGCGGTAATGTAATTAAAATTGCCGATGATTGGGCGGCGGTAGATAGTCGGGTTAAACTCGCAACCAAATCCGCTGAGGAGCATAAACACGCTCTTGATGAGATTTTTGCCATTTCGCAACGCTCAGGGCAGGATTATTTAGCGAGTGCGGATCTGTTTTCTAAAGTTAATCGCAATGCGAGCGATTTAGGCTTAAGCCTTGATGATACGTTAAATTTAACGGAAATCATCGGGCAAACAATGACGATTGGCGGCGGCGATCCTGCGGCCCAGCAAGCGGCATTAATGCAGTTAAGGCAAGCGTTAGGCTCAGGGGCGTTGCGAGGTGATGAACTTAATTCCATTATTGAGCAAGCTCCCCGTTTAGCTAATGCTATTGCAGACAGTTTTGGCGTGCCAATTGGGCAACTGAAAGACTTAGGCAAAGAAGGTAAACTCACCTCAAAAGAACTGGCTCAAGGGTTATTGCGGCAAGCGGAGAAAATTCAAAAAGAATTTGATCAAATGCCAAAAACCTTTGGGCGAGGAATGATGCTACTCAGGAATAAAGCAGGACAGCTCATTGATCGTGTTGTAAACAAAGCCTCAAAGCTAGGTGAAACCTTTTACAACGCAGCGGAATGGATCACGAAAAATATTCGCTTAGTTGGGATTTTAGCCACTTCCGCGATCGGGGCGAAACTGCTACCGATGCTGAATGCGACCAAGCTCAGCTTAAAGCAGATTATCATTAACGGCACCCGTGCTGCCGTTCCTTTTTTAGCAATGGCAGCCGCATTAACTGCGGTAGGTTTGGTGTTAGAAGATATTTACGGCTGGACGCAAGGGGATATTTCTCTTACAGGGGCATTGATTGGCAGGTTCGATCAATGGGCGGACAAATTCCAAGCAGTAGGAAAACTCGCCAATGGCGTATGGCTAAATATTAAAGGCTTACTTCGCGACCTCGCAAAACTGGCGAATGTTGATCTTGACCTGTCAAACTGGCAAGGCTTCGCTACTAGTGTAATGAACTATGTGATTGACGGGCTGAAAAATCTCATCAAAACCGTAGGATCAGTAGTGCGGATTATTCGGGCGTTAGTGAATGGTGATTTTTCGGGAGCTTTCAGCAATGCAGGAAAACTCATTGATGGGCTAAGTCTGAAATTTTTACCGTTTTATTCCATCGCCTTAACCGTAATCAGTGGGATTATTTCACTACTTTGGGCGATATTCGCTCCATTGAAATTGCTAGGGAAAGCGTTTTTTTCTGTTGGAACGATCATTGGTAAAGGGTTTAAATTCGCCATTTTTATCATTAAACCCTTTATTTCAATCTTACTTTTTACTAAAAAAGCGATCTTTTTAGTCGGTAAGGCATTTTTATTTGCCTCAAAAATGATGATTAAAGCAATCTGGGCAGTGGCTAGAGCAATGTTTGTTGCAATGGCCTCTAACCCGATTTTACTTGCTATCGGGTTAGTCCTTGGGGCAATCGCGTTGTTAATTATTTACTGGGACGATGTCAAACGGATCGCACTTGCAGTTTGGGAGGCGATTTCAACCAAAGCCAGCGAGATTTGGGCGGCGATTACCACATCCGCCGATGAAATGTGGGAAGGTATCAAAAACAAAGCCAGTGAGATTTGGGAGGGAGTAAAAACTACCGCGACCAATAAATGGAATGAGGTAACGAACACCTTCAAGAATGCGTGGCAACAATCCATTGATACGGTAGTGGGCTGGTTTGAAAGCCTGATACCAAGTTGGATCAAAGATTTGTTTTCAAGCGGGGCTAAAGCTGAGGTAAATGTAACAGGGGCGGCGATGGTTACGCCAACAAGCCAATATGTACAGCCAACTAGCACATTACCAAGCTATACAAAATATGGCGGAAATATGCAATCTACCGTTACGCAAACGAATAACTTCAATATTCAAGGCACAACCAATCCAGCAGGGGTCGCCAATGCGGTATCAGGAAAGCTCAAACAGAACCGCCCTGCCCCTTTTGGTGTGGGGTCAATTGAATATGCAGGATAAAAGTGCGGTCAGTTTTGACCGCAGTTTTAGTAGAATATTAACTCACCGCCAAATGAATTTCCCGCCCTAGTTTTTTAAAGGCTTTTTCAACAAAATCAATTTTAGAAGGATAGCGAAAATCTAATAAGCGATCGATTTGTGGCATATGTACATCAAGGCGACGAGCCATTTCTGCTTTGCGAACACCTTGAGCGAGCATTTCATTCAGTAATAACACTTTTAATGATCGCAATAAAGAGAGCGGAACAGTATATTGCCCCTCTTGAGGTTTACTCGGTAATGGGATTGGGCGTTTATCATCAAAATAAAATTCCAGTGCGGTTTCTAATCCTTCCTCTGCTTCAAGTAAGGCACTTTCAAGGTCTTCTCCGACACTTGCCGCTTCGGGAATATCAGGAAAGGTAACAAGAAACGTGCCGTTATCATCGGCTTTTAATTCAACAGGATAACGTAACATTTTTCCTCCTTAAGTCAGGCTAAAAAACGCCCCTTTACAGGGGCGAAAAGGCTTATTTTAAATTTAAGTCTTTTTTGATTTTGTGAACTAACCCCGTTCCGATTTCTTGACTACCGTGGTAGGGAAATACAGTTTGGTGTCCGTTCAACGTTACCTTGCGATGGCTTCCTCGCTTTGTATTTTCGACTTTACAGCCTTGTTCAAGCAAGTATCGCAAGAATTCACTGTATTTCATCGGGGTACCTCCTTTGCTATACAGTGATTATATTATACAACAATTTTGTTGCATTGTAACAGTTTTGTTGTGTTTTTTAGAGGTATTTCATGAGTATCGTAAACCTTTTATTTTCCGCTATTGCGGGCAAACGCACCACCATTGGCGTGTTAGAGCTTGATGCCCTTTTAACGGAAAGTACCTCATTAAGTAGCCAAATCACGGAATATCCCGTTGAAGATGGCACGGTGATTTCCGATCACATTACGCAAGAAAGCGAACGCTTGAGTTTAAGTGGGGTGATTACCAGTGCGGGGACGTTATTTAATATCAGCCTTGGTAAATACAAATTGATTGAAGCAAAAGAAACTTTGCGAGAGCTACACAGCCGCCGTGAGTTGATTACCATTGTTACGGGGCTTGATGTGTATGAGGATTTTGCTATTGAAAGCCTTGAGATTGAACGCAATAGCGATGATGGTGAACGGTTAAATGTTAAGGCTGAGTTTCGCAAAATCAATAAAGTTACTCTCAGAACCGAAGAAATGCCTCCCGAAAAGGTTGATGCCTCCACGAAAGGTAAAGCAGGACAAACAAAAGCAAATGCGGGTAAAGCAGCAACGGGCAAACCAACGGACGGACAGGCGAGAAAAACAATACTTTCTCAAAAAACAGGTAAGGGGGTGTAATGTTTACCATTCAACTTGCTAATAAAAACGATTTTATCACCGAAGTGAATTTCGATGATGAGGTCTTTTTCTTACATTTTTCTTGGAATGATACGCTGAGCTTTTGGACGTTAGCCATTGAAAATGCTTATAACGATGAGCTAGCTTCAAACATTGTGCTGTTACCTAACCGACCATTGATTGAGCCTATTCGCCGTGAGGCATTGCCACTCGGTGAGCTAATTATTGTGCGTGAGGATAATCAACAGATTATCGGGCGTGATGATTTTGTATCAGGGCAAGCAACGCTCATTTATATTGAGGTGGACGATGAGTTACCGTTTTTTGCGTAGTTATCAATTAGTGATCGGAAAGAAAGGACAGAAAGAGGGCATTGTGATTGAACCGCCTATGCGGATTGCTTTTGATATTGAAAAAGACAGCGAAAATAAACCCAATGAAAACACAATCAAAATTTACAATTTAGCCCCCACCACAAGGCAAGCGGTGGAGCAACCCGATATGCGTTGCGTGTTATATGCAGGCTATGAGCAAGAGGGCAATATTTTGTTATGTTCGGGGGATATTGCTACAGCTTATTCTTATCACGATAACGCCGATTGGGTGACGGAGCTTTATGTACTTGATGGGCTGATAGAAATTCGTGATACCGCGGTATCGCTAGGCTATCAAGGTGGAGTGAGTTCAACGCAAATTGTCAATGATATTGCCGCTAAAATGGGCGTGCCACTTGTGGGGGCGGATAGTTTGAAATCTCGCCTTTGGGCGAATGGCTTTAGTTTTTATGGGGCAGCTCGTACAGCCTTAGATAAAGTGGTTGCAGGCACAGGGCTTGAATGGTCTATCCAAAATGGCGAATTGCAAATTGTCAATCGCAAAGGCGTAACGAAGCGAGCGGGCTATGTGCTGGCGAAAGATAGCGGACTTATCGGTTTTCCTGAGCGCACACGGGAAGCGGCTCGCAGTAAAAAGCAAGATACACCGAATAAAAAGCAAGAAGAGAAATTCGCTTTTGATCGTCAAGCTCGTGATGGTTGGAATGTGAAAAGTTTGCTGCTACCAATGGTTAATCCTTGCGACAAAATCAAGCTAGAAAGCCAAACCATCACCAACTGGTTTCGGGTAGAAAAAATCAAGCATTCGGGCGATAGCCATTCAGGCGATTGGCAATCGGAATTACATTTAATCGATCTCAATGCCCCAACCAAAGCGGAACAAAAAGCACAACGCAAACACCGTAAAAAACGCAAAAAAGCGGAGGAGCAAAATGCGTAAAATTTTGACCGCACTTTCTGAAATTAATGTGGCATTGCCCGCTAAAATTTTAGCTTATGATGCCAATACGGTACGGGTAACGGCACAGCCTACTATCCCGAAACGCCTTGCTAACGGGGAGGTGCTGAAAGCCCCACAAATTGTCAATATTCCTGTCTTGTTTCCAATGGCAGATATTAATGGTGCATTGGCTCAGATTACCTTGCCAATCAAGGTGGGCGATGGTTGCGTGCTGATTTTCTCACAACGTTCACTGGAAAACTGGCTAAGCGGAAGCCAAGACGCACCAGACGATCCGCGAATGTTCGATCTTTCCGATGCCTTTTGTGTACTGGGTGGAAATAGTCGCTCACCCGTAGCCGATCCCGTCAATTTATGTATCAAATATGGCAAGGGTTCAATCAAAATTGAGCCTAGCGGTAATATTGTGATCCAATCGCCCGATGTTGCCATCACCACCGACAACTTTACCGTAAACGCCCCAATCAGCACTTTTAACGGCAATGTGCTGGTTAATGGTGGTATCTCAACGGCAGGCGATGGTGGTAGTGTTTCAGTGAGCGGAACTCTCAAAGCAACGGGCGATGTGCAAGCAGGGGGAATCTCTCTACAAGGGCATACCCATCAAGGCGACAGTGGAGGCAACACAGGAACAGCACAATGATCGATTTAAAATTAAATGCACAGCACGATTTGCTATTTAAAGATAACAAGCTAGTCATAGTTGAAGGCATAAATCAAAAAGCACAACAAATCAAAGTTGTGCTTTTAACGTTTTTAGGGGAATGGTTTTTAGATACCACCATAGGCTTGCCTTATTTTGACGAAATTTTAACGAAAAATCCCGATAGCACCCGCATTCAAGCCATTTTCAGAAAAAAGATAATGGGCGTTGTGGGCGTAAAGGCAGTGGAACGGCTTTCTTTAGAATTTCACCGTAAAGAGCGGACGCTTGTGGTGAGCTTTTCCGTTCGGACAAATGAGGGGAGCATTCAAGATCGCATAGAGGTAAAACGAAATGGCTAATTATGGATTAACACGCAGCGGCTTTGTGCGTAAGCGTATGCCTGAGCAATTGCAAGAATTATTTGAAAAAGCAAAGCAGACCTTTGGGGCTGAGGTTGAAATCACTCCTGAAACCGTATTGGGTACAATGCTCAGCATTGAAGCAGAGCGTTTTGCGAGCCTTTGGGAATTAGTTGAGGGTGTTTATGGGGCGATGTATCCAATGAGTGCCACAGGGGCGAATTTAGATCGGGCGGTATCCTTTACAGGGGTGAAACGCCTGCAGGCTGAACGATCCACCGTTCCCGTGATTTTCTTCGGGCAAGCGGACACCCTAATCCCTGCTTATACAGCGGTTCGCAATGTAGCAAGCCAAACCCCTTATTCTACGGATAGCGAGGCGAGAATTAATGCTAATCAAGCCGCTTATGCACGCATTGAGTTAAACACCAAAACCATTAATCCTAACGATGAATTTTCGGCGATAATTAATGGCGTAGCCTATCGCTTTCGTGCCACTCGCTCTTCTGTTGCAAGTGTTATTAACGGACTAAGTGGGCAACTCAAAGAGATCGATTATGTCAGCGTGCAAAATGATAATGTGATTATTGAAATCACCGCACAATCTACTCCGCACTTTTCGATTTCTGTCAGCCCGAATTTAACCCTATCACGGCTTGGCTTGCGTCTTGAACTGGGTACCGAAGAACCTAGCGAGGATAAAGCAGAGATCGGACAGATGAGCGAGCTTATCACAATGCTAGATGGCGTAGTTGAAGTGAATAATCTGGTTGAGGGGACGGCGGGACGCTTTGAAGAAAGCGATACCGAACTCTATCAACGCTATCACCTTGGCGTATGGCAAAACGGTGCGGCAACGGTGGACGCACTGTATGCCAACTTGCGGAATGTCGTGGGGGTGAACGCCTTGCGAGTGTATGAGAATGATACGGATCAAACGGTTAACGGTATACCAAAACGCAGTATTTACGTTGTGATAAAAGGCGGGTTAGATCAAGACATTGCAAAAGCCTTGTTGAAATATAAACCCATCGGCATAGGTACACACGGACGAACCTCGCTCAGCGTAAAAGACAGCCAAAACCAACCGCACTTGATCAAATTTAGTCGCCCTCGTAAGCGATATATTTGGTTGAAAATCATCGTTGAAACCTTTGTTGATGAAGGAGAAATGGCAAAAGCGGGCTATATCGTAAACGTAATGAACAATATTTTAGATTATGGCAAGCAGTTAGGGGTAGGTTCTGATGTCATTCATCAACGCCTCATCGCCGCCTGCATTGCGGTGTCAGGGGTTGGAAAAGTTACCGTGCAAATGGGGAAAACCAATCAAATCACCGATCCCGAACCCCGTTACCAAGAACAAAATATTGTGATTGCACTAGATGAAGAAGCGGTGTTCGATCCTGCTATCATCGTTATCAGCTAGGAGGAAAAATGCCAAAAATTTTGACCGCACTTGAGGCGGATTTTGTGCAATTAGGCTTAGAACGACAGCTTTCTCAATTTCGCTATTCGCCTAATTTAAACGCCCTCATCTCACTGTTACTTTCCCCTTACGCCGATTTGCAACACAGTTTAAAACAAATGCTGCTTGAACGGAATATTGATACCGCAATCGGGCGGCAATTAGACCGGGTAGGCGATATTGTAGGAATGCCGAGACCTTTTACTAAGATAAATGGTGATTGGTATTTTGGCTTTACAGGGCAAAGCAAAGCCAAAGCCTTTAGCCAAGCTCCAATTCGTGAGCTCGCCCTACAAACGCATACCAAAGCCGTGAGCTATATGCCTGATGAAGCCTATCGGCGACTGATCAAATGGAAAATAATCGCCAACCATTCACACGGTACAGTGGAAGATGTGATTAAGGCGTGCCAAGCCTTATTTCTGGCTAGCAAAGTATTAGTACAAGAAAAGATGGATGCAGAAATTCATATCAAAATTACACGTAATCGCAAAAATAAAATAGATGCGATAGAGCAAGATCCCAAGCCGTGGATACCCGCAGCGGCTGGGGTAAAAGTGTCTGTTGAACTGATTGACGAATAAGGACAAGCAATGAAATTACTGGATTTATTTAAAACAATTGTTTGGGCGAAAAATGGCGATACCACCGATTTTTCACAAACCAACTATGAAGCAGGTTGGGCGCATTTAGGCGATGATACCCCAACAGTACAAGATTTTAACTACGTTCAGCAGATGAACGATAAAAAAGACCAATGGCTTTTCAAACAGCTCAAAGCCGTAATGGAAAATGCGGGCATCGAACCCACAGAAGACAATATCAATGCGTTACTTAATGCCATTTTAAAGATCGCCAAAGGACACAGCACCCCAAAAGCGATCAACGCTGAAACCGTGGATTTTGTGGATGAAACAGGGCATACCCACTCAATTTCAAAAGCCAGTCTAGCCCAAGCGGGCATTGTGCAACTCACCAACGCCACCAATAGCGAAGCAGAAACCCTAGGGCTAACGGCTAAAGCAGGGAAAACGTTGAAAGGGCTGATTGATGCCTTAACCCGCAATCTGAGTAACTATATCCCCAACAGCAAAAAATCTAATGCAATTAATTCGGCAAGTAGCGACACCGTGGCAACGAGCAACGCCGTTAAAACCGCCTATGACAAAGCGGTTGAGGCGGATAATCACGCAGAAAGGGCTTACCATTTGGCTGAAAGTAAGCAATCCCCCGCCACAACCTTAGCGGGCTATGGGATTGGTGATTTTAAGGTGGGGACATCCACCGGTGATGACAATGATTGCAAGATTGACGGCAATTATTATTTTGCCAGCGGGCAAAATTTACCGAGTGCAGGTGAGTGGCATATTGAGGTGATTAGCGGCGGGCAAAATAATGCTATCCGACAAATTGCCCGTAAAGCCAATGATACAAAAGTTAAGACCCGTTATTTTAATGGGGCATCTTGGTCGGATTGGAAAGATGTAGGTGGCGACGGTGTACCTGTTGGCTCTGTTGTTGCGTTTCCAAGTGCGGTGCAAAATCCGCACGGATTTTTACGCTGTGACGGCTCAACCTTTGGGAGAACAACTTATCCCGCCCTTTATCAAGCCTTAGGGGTGAACACATTGCCCGACCTGCGTCGCTCTGATGTGGGAATGACGGCGTATTTTGCCACCGACAATATCCCCGAAGGCTGGATTGCCTTTGATGACATTGAAGAGCAGGTGAGCGAACAGGCTTATCCCGAACTGTATCGTCACCTTGTGGCGAAATATGGCAGCCTTTCCGCCGTGCCGAAAGCGAAAGACCGCTTTATTCGTAACGCGGGAGCATTGCTTGCGGTGGGTGAGGTGCAAGAAGACGCCCTTCAAGACCACTTTCACTATATTCCTACCCAAGCAGGGGGCGATTCTCAAACCGAGAAAGATATCACTGTCGTCATTCATAATAATCATACCACCAATGCGGTGCCAGGTGCGTTTAAGCCTGCCGAAAAAGGCAAGGTGCAGGCAAACAACGCGACGATCACCGATGGGGTAAGGGTAAAAACCTACCTTGCTTCTACGAAAGATGGTACGAATAAAGATACACGAACCTCAAAAGAAACTCGCCCGAAATCCCTTGTTCTCAAACTCTGCATTAAAGCACAAAACACCCTCGATGGGGTGCAGTTTTGGATTAAGGCGTTTGGAGAGATTGCTAATGCTGGGCAACTTGATGCAAGTAGATTGGCACAAGATATTCAAGAAGTGAAGGCAAAAAAAGCGGACGTGTTACATACGCATAGGGTGAGTGAAATAACGGATTTTGAACGAAGCGTAGAGCAATACCTTAACAATCTTTTTAGCCAACAGTTTACAGAAAATGGCTGGAGCAAATTGCCCAATGGATTAATTATTCAATGGGGTAAGTTTAGAGCAGGGTGGGAAGCAACCACACAACGGCGAGTAACATTTCCAATAACCTTTCCTAATCAAGTATTTTTTATTGGACTCACAGAGTTTACTAAGATGTGGAGCTACACAAGTACCGTACAAAGCCGTGGACAGATGGATAATAGTGGTTTTGAGGTAGTCAGCCAGCGAAATGACACGATGTTTTTAGCAATAGGTTATTAAGGGGGAACAATGTATTTTTTTAACAGACTCACACAAGGTTTTTTCCTAGCGGGGATACATGCTATCCCCGAGGGTTCAGTAGAAATTAGCGAAGAAACCTACCGCACTTTACTTGAAGGGCAAAGTGAGGGAAAACAGATTATCTCCGATGAGCGGGGCTATCCCGTTTTGATTGAGCCCCAGCCAAGCCCTTATCACAGATTGCAAGGGGGAAAATGGGTGATGGATGAGGCAAGGCAAGACAAGGGGAGAGGCTCTGCGAACAGCGAAATCAAGTGCGGTCAAAAATTAATGCCAAACGCGATGCGTGCGTAAACGGTGGCGTATATGTACCAGCGATCGAAAAATGGGTAGACACGGACGAAAAAGGGCGTGCCACCTTGGTAGAAATCAAAGCGGATTTTGACTTAAACGGCAAAACGGAAGAAAACGGCGAGCCGCGTATTTTCACCCTGATTTGTGCGGATAACACCGCTCAACCGTTAGATTTTGACAAATTCAAAGCGGTGTGGAACGCGGCGAAAACGCTCAAAGAAAAAATGTTTGAAAACGCCTATATGCACAAAATTTTACTGGAGCAGGCAGAAAATCCGCTTGAGTATGACTGGTCAATCGGCTGGTCGCAAACCTATGAGGAATACCAAAATGAGCAAGAAAAATCCATTTAAAACGTGGGGCTATCACGTTTTGATTGCCCTCGACCAACTTTGCAACGCCTTAACGGGCGGTGGGGCAGATGAAACCTTTTCCAGCCGCTGCTACCGCCGAGCCGTGTTAGAAAGCAAGCCCAAAGCCCGCTGGCGGTTTTGGTTTCGGCTGGTGAATGGGCTGTTTTTCGACAAAGACCATTGCAAAACCGCCTATGAAAGCGAGGTGAAACGGCGGCAATATCCGGAGGATTTTACCGCTCATCACTGA